GCATGGTGAGCATTACCCATGCAAGCCTGACATATTTAAACTCACATATTTCACTGAAGAAGAATTTGCAGGAGTATCAGCATAATGTCACAACAACGAATGAAAGATAAAACGCCAGACCGCAGCAACGAAAACAAGCGTCGACCAGCACGAATTAAAATGAACTCAGGCAATAAGCTTGCAGCGTCTAAGCATGAAGGTTATCAACGTTATTGGGTTATTACTGGCCCTGATCATCCCGGTAAACTTGCACAAATGGAGGCGGCTTACTGGCAATTTGTTCTTGACGATGAAGGCCAGAAGATTGAACAGCCAGCAGGTAAAGGAAACACGCATGTCTTGATGGAAATTGAAGAGCGTTATTATAAAGAAGATATGGCGGACCAACAAAAACGCAATATCGATGCGACACAGAAAAACATTCAATCACTTGGTCAAGATGAATACGTTGGTATGGGCCAAAAGCATGTTGTCGAGAGGGAGATTATCTAGCGGTGATTATGTAGGAGCGGTTTACTATAAGTGTTCCTTATGGTATAAATATATATACAGGTGGCAGAGTTGAGGTTCCTTGCCATTAAACGACCATCACCATAGTCGCGCCTGTTATATATATCAGACATTTTAGTGGCTAGAATGTAGAAGCATTCAGCCCCTAATCAATGAGCCAGGTTAGAAGACCGGATTGATTAGTTATAAATTGCCCTTTTGGGCTTATTTTTAATTTATTAATTCGAGGATTTTATTATGGCAGGCGGATTCCGACCAGTCCAAGATCTTTCCGGTCAAGGTTATACCGGCAAAGTTCAAACGTTCGCAGTTGATGCGGCGCACGCAACCCTATTAGCAGTTGGTGATCTTGTCGTTGAGACAGGTAACCTAGACGCTGCAACGGGTGTCTCAGAAGTTGATGCAATCAGCGCAGGTACTACCAATCTAATTACCGGTGTTATTGTTTCTATCGACCCTGACTTCTCAAACTTAGAAGCAAGCGGCTTAGCAGCCTCTACAGCAGGAACCGTTTTGGTTGCTGTTGATCCTGATTTACTTTTAGAAGCTGAAACGCTAGGCGGTACATTCGCCGTAACTGATGTTGGCGGTAACTTGCCAGTAACAGTAACAGCAGCCACAGCGTCAGGCGGTCTTACTAATTCCAACATGGTTGTCAATACAACCGGCGCGGCTATCAGTACAACTGAACAAGTCCGTGTTGTTGGCGTTAAAGACTCAGGGGATATCACTTTCCCTGCCCCCGCAGGTACGACTTTAATTATTCGTATCAATGAATCCACAATCGGCGGCGCTGTAGGCGTATAGGAGTTTACTTCAAGAAGGCGTAAAGAACGTCTTCGGGCAAGCATACGAAGAACATACAACTCAGTGGACAATGCTTTTTGACACTGAAGATTCTCGAAAATCTTTCGAGCTTGATCAACAATTCGAGGGTTTTGGTTTGGCCCCTGTTAAGAATGAAGGCGCTGGTGTAGCGTATGATTCTCAACAAGAAGGTTTCACTCCTAAGTATCCAATGCTGACATATGCGAAAGGCTTTATTGTCACTCGTGAAGCAATGGAAGACAATCTTTACAATCTATTTACTCGGCGCGCTCGTTCATTAGCTTTCTCAATGCGTCAAACGCAAGAGAATGTAGGCGCTAATGTATATAATCGCGGTTTTAACTCTGCATTCTTGATGGATGGTGGTGATGGTGTTGAATTATTCTCTCAGCTACACATCAACGGCCCTTCTGACTCAACCACTTTCAGTAATGAGCTTGCTACACCGGCTGCATTATCAGAAGCGAGTCTAGAAGATTTATTAATTCAGATCAATGAAGCAACAGACCCTCGTGGTTTGCGAATCGCTATTCGTGGCGAACGCTTGATTGTTCCACCTAAACTAGGCTTTGATGCAGAACGTATCATGAACTCTGTTTTGCAGAACGATACAGGCAATAATGCAGTTAATGCTATTCGTTCAACAGGCATGCTACCAGCCGGTCACATGGTTAATAACTATCTGACTTCGGATACTGCCTGGTTCATTAAAACAAATGCGCCTCATGGCATGAAATACTTCACACGTCAAGCAGTACGTTTTGAGCAAGATAACGACTTCGGCACATCGAATGCTCGTTTTAAAGCTGATGAGCGTACAGCGTTTGGCTGGACTGATCCGAGAGGGGCGTTTGGAAGTGCAGGTGTGTAGAAATATAACTGGAAACAGTCCAAGATAAAGCATAACGATAGGGGGATTAACCTCCCCCTTTCTCTTAATGGCCTCCGGGCTGACCGTCAATTGTTAGGAGATTAACATGACAACACGTTTTCCAAATGGCTTAACTACAGCCGCTAAAACCGCCCCTATGGGTGAGTTCATTCTTCCAGATATGACTAAAGCTCATATCTACATGGAAGACTTTGACTATTATACCGCTGCCGACTGGACGGTAACAGAGACAGGCGTAGCTACTCAGGTCTTAACTGACGCTGACGGTGGCGCACTTCTTATTACTAATGCTGCTGCTGATGATGACGCAAGCTTCAGCAATAAAGTGGGCGAATCATTCCTATTTGCTACAGGTAAGAAGCTTTGGTTTGATTGCCTCTTTCAAGTATCGGATGCTACTCAATCAGATGTTGTTATTGGTTTACAGATTACAGATACAACTCCGCTAGATGTTACAGACGGCGTTTTCTTCCTCAAGGCTGATGGCGCTGCAACTATTGATCTATTAGTTGAAAAGAACAATACAGCAACCACTACTTCATCAGTAGCCACTCTAGTAGCTGCTACTAATATCCGTTTAAGCTTCTTTTATGATGGTGTTGATAAGATAACTATCTTTGCTGATGGTGTGGCGGTAGCTGCTTCCGTAACTGCTAATCTACCAGATGATGAAAACTTAACTATTTCGTTTGGTATTCAGAATGGTGAGGCCGTAGCTAAGACGATGACATTAGATTATGTCATGGTTGCTAAAGAGCGTTAATTTTCCCTGCCAAGGATGGCAACCTTTTAGGAGCTTTTAAATGCAACCACAAATACGAACTCTTACATTTAGTGACCTATCTAATGATGCCAATGGTATCGCGGAAGATCAAACAACAGGCGGGGCGGGAAATCTCGTTTTAGATGGCGCGCTAGTTACTGATGGCGTAGCTACAATGGGTGAAGCTCAAATAATCAGCATTGAATCTGCCGGTAATCTCTCAGCCGTTACTTTTACGGTTACTGGTACTGATGCAGACGGACGAGTACAAGTTGAAGCTGTAACAGGCCCTAATGCTGCTACAGTTAAAACTACCGAATACTTCAAGATAGTTACTCAAATCGCTGTTAGTGCCGCAGTAGGTACTAATGTTGAAGTAGGCCCCTTAGCTGCTGATGGGGCTGCCTCTAAGACAGTTGGTTTAGATTGGCGTGAAAATCCGTTTGCTGTTGGTTTGAGTGTGACTCTTACCGGAACAGCTACTTTTACAGTACAACATACTTTCAATGACATTCAAGATTTTGATAATGAGCTTATATGGTTTGACAATGTAGGCATTTCAGGGAAAACAGCTAATACAGATGGTAACTTGGCATTTCCGGTTATCGCTTCTCGTCTTGAAATAACTGCGTTCACATCTGGAGCTGTAACTTTCACTGCAATACAAGCAGGCGGAAGATAATATGGGTATTGTCAGTGGCGAAGGCGTGTCGGCAACAGGAGATGAGCCTATTTTCGCTTGTCTCTCCAGTAGTGTAGATCAAGTGCCAGCTGATACTAATCCAACAGTTATTACTTACAATACGCAAGACGGTATAAATGGAGTTACACACTCTACAACAGTAGACTCTGGTGAATTAACAATAGATAGGTCAGGCACGTATACAATCACGGCCCAACCACAGGTAGGGAAAACTAGCGGAGGCGTAAAGCGTGTTCTTGATGTGTTCTTACAAATTAACCGGGCTGGAGCAGGCTTTGTAGACGAGGCAAATACTAACGTAAAAATAGTTATAAAAGATACGGATATTACTGATGTTATTGTTTCTAGTTTTAATATTGAATTGAATACTGGCGACAAGTTCCGTTTTATGCAAAAAGTGGATGCTACTGGCGCTGGATTAGGATTGATTAATACAGATCCAGTAGTGGGGCCGCCTACTGTCCCCCGTACTCCGAGCATTCTATTTACAATGATACGTGTATCGGGGCTGTCATAATGTTTAGAGTACGTAAAACATTACAACAGAGAGGCAGATAATATGGGCATTATTAGCGGTAAAGGTGTATCAGCGGTACTGCCTGATGATACAAGGAAAGATGCATTGCTTTCAATGCAGAATAATACAACAGAGACAGTTATTGTCACTCAAAGCGTTTTTGTGCTTGTCGCGGGAACATGGGTAGAAGAAAGCGCAAGTGAATTTACAACAACAACTGCCGGGCGCATGACCTATATTGGAGATAAAGATTTTAGAGGCCCGATTGATTTTCAAGTAACTGTCGAGCCAGCGTCCGGTGCTAACAAATTTCTTGGTCTTAAGGTTGCGAAAAACGGAACTGTTATTGATAATTCTATGGTGAATTTAGAGGTCGATTCAGGAGCGCCTCTGAATATGGGTGTCGTGTGGCAGGAAACGCTATCAACTGGTGATTTTATTGAGTTATTTATTGCTAATGGGACTGACACTATAGACATTTTAGTATCTGGCGCTGTTGGTAGAATTAATTAGGAGTTTATCATGTCAAGATTAAGAGAAACATTACAGCAGAAAGCAGGCAAGCAATTGCCACAACAAGGCGGGAAAGATAACTCGAGTAAAAGCCCGAATAAAAAAGCCTCTAAATCTAGGAAGTACTAATGAGACGTAGAAATCGCAGAAACACGCTTAAACTAGGTGATTCCAATGCGATTGATGATATAACTTCGTTTAAAGAAAAACGGTCTAATCTTGTTAAATTGAGCGGAACGCAAAAAGGTTTATTAACTCATAGAAGAAACTGGAACCCCGCGCATCCTCAGTTATTTATAAGAGGACGTGACGAGAAGATATCAGTTGATGATTCACGAGTGCGTCAACCTGATGATTTTGTGGAGACAAGTGTAGATTGGATTCTGTTTGATGGGAAGTGGGATGATTCAAAGTCTTGGCAAGATTCTAATTTTTGGTTTGATACAAATCCATTTTAAGGTGAGATTATGGCTATAGGAAATATTGCAGATAGAGAACAAGGCTCAAGCGTAAGAACCAAGCTGAATTTAGTCATTGATGACGTAAACACCTTGGCGCCTGTATCGGCTGTTGCTCGTACTGATGTTGCTCAAACATTTACTAGCGCTGTCACTATTCAAGGAGCATTCACTTCTTTAGGTATAGATGATAACGCTACAGGAGAGAGACTACAGCTAAGTGACACTGAGATAACGCTAGGCGCTTCCGGCGCTAATTATGGAGTTATAAACGCTGTTAATGACCAAAGCACTATTATTTCTGGTGGGAATACTGAAACTGCTGGAGGTAATATCATATTCTTTGGTGGCGCGCATGCAACACAAGCTAATGATATAGAACTTCGCGGAGGGGCCACTCTTCAGGTTCGCTATGACGATTCGGCCTCAAGCTGGGATTTTCAAGCTAACGCTCTTATTACAACCGGGGCTATTACAGGTGATAGCTTAACCCTTACAACAGATTTAGCAATAGCTCATGGCGGTACTGGATCTTCAACTGCGTCGGCAGCTCGAACCGCTTTAGGATTAGAGAAGGAACTATAGTTGTATCTACAATCTCGTAAGATATACCTGCCGGAACATCTTTATCAGCTATTTCTTGTACCGATAGGCCGTTATTAGGCGCTGGTACTACCACCGATACGCCACCTTCTTTGTTTATATAAATAATACGTTGTGTCATTCGTTATACCTTATTTGATTTGTTCCGATAACTATCA